CTGTACAAAAGCAATATAAAGATCCAAAGACGCATACTCCACCAGTAGGGTCAGAGAAATGGAATAAAGTTTATAAAGGATTTAGGCAGAACGAAAAGGCTCAAGAAGAGAATCAGGCATTGAAGGGTGAAATGGGTGAAATGAAATCTATGATAAAAACATTAATAGAGACACAAGCTCAAAACTCAAAGAAGTCTGAACTTGAAAGTCTTACTAAGAAAATTGAACAAGCCTATCAAGACGGAAATACAGAAGAAGTTGTTAGATTAAATACGGAGTATTTGAATAACAGCACAGCCAAAGCACCTGTAGTTGAGCAGCCAAACCCTGTACAGCCAAGTGCTAATGAAGTTTCAATGGAGCATCAAGTAGCGGCTACTATATTTCAACAGTCTAATGATTGGTACGGTCAAGATGAAACATTGTCTCTTGGATTGAATGGGTTTATGAATACGATAAATAACGAACAAGATTATTATTCTGCCCCTCCTCAAGTCAGGCTAAATGAAGCAAAGAGACGATTAAAATTAATGTATCCACAGAGTCCTCATTTTGTTAATGAGTCACAGCCAATTATGGGTGTAGGGCAGGTAGGAAACGGACAACAAGCCGTTAATACCTCAAAAATAACCATAACCAGGGCTGAGATCAATAGTGCAAAGATGTTTATGCCGGCCTCATCAGAGAAGCAGGTCATCGAAGCATTAACTAAACAAAAAAGAGGAGAACTATAATGACCGAGAAAGTAAAAGTAAAATGTGAATATTGTGGGATGGAAGTTGCAGAATCTAGTCTAAAATCCCACCAAAGACTGAGCAAAGAATGTAAAGCTGCTCAGGCAACTGCTATGCAGGAGGTGGAAACACCAGACACCGAAGAAGTTCGGGGAGAATCACCCAAAGGTGAAGATTCTTGGTCAAAGGACAAGTTTAATAGAAATGTTTGGACTGAGCCAAACTTATTAAATGTTTCGATCAAGGACAAAAGATATTCTATCAAGTGGGGTATTAAACGAAAGTTTCGTACACATACCCAAGCTGGATGGGAGCCGGTTACTTATACGGAGCTTGAAAACTTCAATGAGTTGACCTTGGAACATGGCGAGTCATTAACAAGCATTGTAACGATTAAAGCATCAAGAGAGTCCCATGAAATGGTTCTTCTTAAAATGCCTAAGCCTTTAGTAGAAGCAAGAAAAGCTCACTACAAGTCTAAGATTACAACAGCTAAAGATTTAGAAAATGCTGCTCGCCAAGAAGGATTAGAAGGCGATGGTATTAAAGTAAACTAGAAATCGAGAGGAGAAAGAAATGAAAGGAATGAATGTAATTAAAGGTCAAGACCTTAACGTAGTTCAGTTTGCAGTTGATGCAAGCACTACTACTGCATTATTCAAGAAAGATCCAGTTAAACTGGACGATGACGGAAAAGCATCAACAATGACTGTTGCTGCTAGCAAGAATTATATTGGCCCTGCATTAACAATTTACGATACAAACAAGGTGGAGTTATCTTACTTACCTGCTAGTACCGCTGGATATGTTGATGTAGCAACTAATTCTGAGCTTATGATTAGTTTGGAAGCTGATGGAGCAGTAACAGAGACAGATAGAGGTAATACCGCTGATCTAACAACTAGCGTTTCAGGAAGTACCAATACTGGTAATTCTGCTCAAACTATTTCCGCATCAACAGGCACAGATTGTGCGCAATTTATAATTCTAGATAAAATAAACACACCAGGCAACGACTGGGGCGATACTAATATTCAGTTACTTGTAAAAGCTGCTGAACATCAATTCGCTACTAAAACTGCCGCTGCTGGCGTATAGAAAGGAGTGATATAAATGGTACTTACTACTGGGTTAAATCCCGAACTGTTACGGAACAACTTGAAATTAGTATGGGGAATTACTGGACAACAAAACCCTACTGAATGGACTGAATTGTTTGAGCAAGTAAACTCAAACATGAATTTTGAGCGTTACCAAGAAGTTACTGGTTTCGGCCAAATTCCTGTTAAAGCACAAAGTGGCGATACTGAGTACGAAGATGCGTTGAATGGTTATCAAAAAGACCAAGTAAACGTTTCATACGGCCTTGGATTTGTTGTTACTAGAGAAATGAGAATCTACAATCAGTACGAACTAATGAAGCGTTGGACTGTTGCACTTAGAGAATCTGTTGATAATACAATTGAAACTCTTGGGGCTAACGTTCTTAACAACGCATTTGATAGTACAGCGTTTACTCTTGGTGACGGTGTTGAATTATGTGGAACTCACATTCTACCTGATGGAAACACAGTTGCTAATGAATTATCTGTTGCTGCTGACTTGTCAGAAACTTCTCTACGTCAGTCTATAATTGACATTAGAACAAATTTTGTTGACGGTGTTAGCAAAAAGATTCAAGTACGAGGACGTAAATTAGTTGTTCATCCGAACGATTGGTTGACTGCTTCTGAGCTTCTTGGATCTGATAAAGTTCCTGAGTCAAACAACAACGCTATTAACCCACTGAAGAAAGATAATTTGCTTCCAGAAGGCTACGTTGTGAATGATTTCTTAACTGATGATGATGCGTTTTTTATTCTAACTAACCATAGCGATAAGTTAGTATGTCAAAAAGTTGTATTCCCTGCTGAATTTGACCAAGATAATGATTTCGATTCAGATAACATGAAAATGAAAACATTCTTCATCTTGTCATTTGGTGCATACAACTTTCGATCAATCTTTGGTTCGCCAGGGGCAGCTTAGAAAGGAGAAAGCATTATGAAAAGATTATTACTTTTCCTCTCTTTGTGTTTAGTTGTAAATAGTTTTGCAATAGTTCCTGACACGTCAAATACTCCACGACAGGGTGTTGGATCTGATCGTTATGAATATTATGGTACTGCTGCTGCGCCAGCTATTACTTCTGTTCGTGACAAGAATACTGGTATTTCGTTTACTACTGCCGATACGATAAATTTCGCAACTGGTGGAACAAATAGAATGTCTATTGATTCCAGTGGGTTATCTATTGCTGGTGGGTTTATTGTAAACGACATCCAGGAGGTAAGCCCTAATACTTCAGTAACCACTAGCATAACTGCTTCTACGTTACTGGTTTATAATGGTGCAACTGTTGGGACTGCAAATATAGTTCTTCCAACTGGGCCTGTTGATGGACAGATTGTTAATATAGTTTCGCAACCAGCGATTACTGTTATGACTATCACTGCTGGAGCTATTACCGTAAATGGTGGTGCTACTTCAATGACTGCAAACACAGGGATTGCTTATATGTATTCTGCCACTACTACAGACTGGCATAAATACAAGTAAAACTTGATAAAATATAGCGAGGTCACAATTATAGTGGCCTCGCTAGCGGAGGAATGATGAAAGAGAAAGTTGTAAATTTATTAGGTATGGGGTACGGAGCGTACGATGCTCCGCTTGATGGGGATAGATGGGCCTTAAATAATGGCTTTACTTACGAGAAAATTGATAGATTGTTTTGGATGCATGACGAAGAGACAACGAGAGCTGATTTTGAAATACAGCCAGGAACTTGTTTAGACGTTTTAGCATATTTAAAGAAAAGTCCGAAGATGGAAATAGTTGGGCTTGTTCCTTATACGATTGAGGATCACGACGGGAAGATGATATTTAATTACTCTAGCCAGTCACAAGGCAAAGTAATTCGGGATGTCAAAAAATTCCCGATTGAAGAATCAATGAAAATAATGGGGCAGACGTATTTCCCCTGGTCGATTATATATATGATCGCCATGGCAATAATTGAAAAATACGACCGTATTAGACTGTACGGTTTTGAATGTTGGTCGAGAGCTTCGTATCTACAGTATGGAGGCCAACATAGATGTTTAGAGAACTGGATAATGTTCGCTAGAGGTCGAGGAATTAAAACGGATATATCGTTTCAGATTATTCCGGCAATGGGTGAGAAGAATAATTTATACGGTTATTTAAGGGATGAAGATGTCAATAAGGAAACGAAGGAAACTGGAAATAGGCACACATTTAAGACGATGTGACAGGTCAGGTTTTGTTGGGCACAGATCCAACATGATTAAAGAACCTTACACCGGACTTATCGTATTGCCACAATTTGAAATAAAAGAGAATCCATTGCAAAGACCTTGGATTCCACCAGTAGAAAGGGTGGTGAAGATAGATTGAGTTTAAGCGGATCAAGTAATTTTAATTTAAATACAACGGAAATATGTACTGCTGCACTTAAAAACCTTGGGGCAATAGAAGATGGCGAGTCTATAAGCAACGATCAGTTGTCAGAGGCTCGTAAACAATTAAATGTAATGGTAAAACAATGGCGAGCCGATAATGTAATGCTGTGGAAAGAGACTTGGCTTACATATCCATTTACTACATCAAGCACAGTTCTTTCCGGTGGCGTTGATTACAGATGTATTAGAAACCATACTTCTGCTGCTGT